CTGGTGGTGGTGGAGGTGGGGGTGGAGGAATTACTTCTATCAATTCTGACTGATATGGCATAAATACTATCAATTCCGCATAATCCTTCGGAGAGATAAATTCAGGGACGAATCGCTCACCATGCTTCGAGAGGCTTCGCAAGAGCCAGAGCCAAGCGTTTGTGCGGTCACTCTCGCGCCGGGTTCCGAACTCATCCCACACACGTCCCCAGATTTGGCGCGCGCTCTCTACTCTTCGCCCCTCGGCTTTCCCGCTTCCGGGTTTAACTCCGTCCTGAATCTCGGATGCAACGATCCCTCCGAGGCTTCCCTTGCCAGTGTTGCCTCGCGGGTCAGGCGGTCTTCGAGTATCGCGTTTTCCTCGTCCGAGCGCGCCGTCCGCTGACGCACTGCTTTCTGCGCCTGTATTCCCGCTTGGATTCTCGGACTTTCCTCTGGTTGTCTTGACCACGCCGCCGCCTCGGGCTTGACGATGTAGATGCGACCGCTCTCAGTCGTGCAGCGTAGCACAATTTCCAGTTTCTCTTTATCGAAATCTGAAACGAGGAACACCGCTCGCTCCAAACAGTCGTAGTCGTGGGCCTTCAAGCGAAGCTCTCCCCCGTGGGCATGGACGAGGGCCACCAAGAGGCGCGCGATTGTTTCCTTGTCACTTACATCCAGATTGAAACTCGGCATCAGTCCACCTCCATCATGTTTTCCGCTGAGAATGTACCGCGTTCGATTGAGCGAATGATCTTGGCGTAGTGTCTCTGCAAGGCTGTCTTGGCGTCGTCGAGCACCACGTCTCCCCGCGCATTCATTTTGGCGAGGGCTTCGGCTTCCATCTCGGAGTCTTTGTCCTTCGCGCGATTCGGTGAGCGCGGCGGAGCCCAATGCTTCATGGCGAGATAGCCCAAGAGCGCAGCGAAAAGTAAATCGTCGTGGCCCTTGCGAACGTCGATGCGTCCCGAATCTTTTCGGCTGCACAATTCAATTTGCGAAGCGAGTTGCTGGTCGTACACCGTGACTCCGAAATCTCCATCTGTTGCGGAGCCTTCCCGCAACGCGATTCTGAAATACTCGAACATCTGCGAGCGGATATAGCTGCCGATGTCCGTCCACAGGGCTTTCGATTGCACGGTGCCGCCCATCTTGTCGTCCTTGCCCTTGTAGCGATAGAGCAAGGGGTATCTGCACGTTTCGCGCATCGTGTAGAGCGCGCCCGATCCGTAGCCTCCGGTCAAGTCGCCGTTGACCATCGCGCGGTTATACCAGCGCCCGAGAGAGTTCGCGTGGAAGCCGACGACTTCGGGCGTGCAATAATCGTTGAAGCTAAAAACTTGATGGCCCGTGGTCCCGTCCCATCCGCACATCGCTGTGAAGTCTCGGCCTTCTTCGCCGCGCGCCGCGTCGAGTCCGATGTAGTAGTAGTGGCCCTTGATCGGATTCTCCCAGATTAGGAGCGTTCCTTCGGAATGCTGCTTTCGCTTGAGCGTTCCGTCCTGGGATTGTTCGATGAATCCGCGCCACTTCGGTTCTTTCAGATTCGCGCGCGCCCATTTAATTTCTTCGATCTCAAAGGCGGGATAGCCAGAAGCGATAAACGATTCCTCTGCGGTCGTCGCGTACTCTTGGTGGAAAACTGAAATCGCCCCACCGCATTCAGGAGACGCGATCTTGAGTCTGCGCCATGCAAGCTGTGACTTATTAAGGCCACGTTGCATCAGGTCTTTTTCTTCTTCGTCGGCCGGAGCATCGGAAGCGTAAGATTCGTCGGCTCGGCAATCAGGGTCATCAACCCAAGTCAGAAACTCCGCTTCCCATTCGCTGTCTCCGCGCACCGCTGCCCAATACATATCGTAAAACATCTCGCCTTGACCGTCTCTGCCGTTCGGAGTCGATTCGATGATTCCGATTGTGTCTTTTCCGGTGGAGAGCGCGGGCAGCATGGACACGAAAGAATCCGGGGAGATATAGTGAGCGGCTTCGGAAGCAAGCAGGCCAGAGAGCGTGAATCCCCTGCCTGAGGTATCCTTGCCCGCCGTGATGATCTGCATGATGGAGGGCGCCCCTTGATGCGGAAAACGAATTTCTCTTTCTACTGCGTCAATCCCAAGCCACGGAACGGCCTCAAGAAACGTGCGCGGCGTCTGCATCAATTCCTTTGAGGTCTTGAACTCGTGCGCGACAACGAGCGAGTGGGAGCTTGGTAGCCAGAGATTGTGGCAAAAGAGAACTGCGGTCGCCCACGAGGAACAGGTGACGCGCCGCGCCTTGTTGACCACGATGCGGACTGGCTTGCCGCGCGCTTGCATGTCGGCGGCGTGCTGGTGTAGTTTTTTCTGGTTGTATTTGAACTTGAACGGAACGCGCGCGTGGCTGCGAAGATCGCGGATCGGCAATCGAGAAAGGAACGTCTCTACGGCTGCGTAATCCATCGCCTACTTCTTGGCTTCCGAACCCTGAGCACCTTGACTGTCGCGCACATACCCATTCCAGCACAATTCAGAGCAGAAATAGAAAATGCGGAAGTGCTCTTTCCTGTCCGCGCCCATCGGATTGCGATGATCCTTCATTACGTGGCGGTAGAAGTATTTCGGCATCCCGTTCGAGCCGAGTCCTTCAAGATTCTTCCCGCAGCGCGGCCCTGAGCACTTCATGTTCTTTTCGCTCGTGACGCGATCGTTGATGATTCCGCCGCCCGCTTCGGTGATTTTGTGGAGATCGGCCAGGTAGTCCAGAGCTTTCTCGATCGGCAGGGAGTGGAACGGCTCAATGAACTGCTCGTAGTTTTCGCGCACGGCTTCCCATCGGGCTTTCGCGGCGACGCGGCCGGCCTGTGCGAGTTTTTCCTGTCCGTTGGTTTTTGCTATGGCTGCTTTTGGCATGAATTATCTCCCGGGGACTGCTCCACCGCCGCCCATTCCAGACAGCAGCACCATCGCAGTATCCACCATCTGTTGACGGCATGGAACGGAAAAGTTTAGGCCGAAGCGTTCAAGACGCGCAGCGAGTTCGTCCATTTCCTCGCGAATGGCGTTTACGATGTCGTCCTCGGTGACGCGGCCTTGAATTTGGTTTCTCTGTGCTACCTGAGTTTCTTGGAGCGGGGGAGCGTAAGTTCCGGGTGGGTCCGGTATGTGATCGACCTTGACCGTCTCGCGCTGCTCCGGCGCTCCGGGAACAATCCCGAACTGATCGGCCAATTCCTGATTGAACTTGAGGGCGGGGCGACCTCGGCGGGGTTCGGGCATTAGGTGAAGAACACCTTTCGAGATTCGCGCGCCCTACGCGCGGCGGCCTCCCTAAGCATTTTTTCTTCGGCTATCCGGAATTGACTTCGCGCCTTGGCTGTCGGCTTCGACGTTACGAACGTGACTTCACACGTTTTGCAGAACATCGACCAGAAATCCTCGCCCTCTTTTTGAAGGATGACTTGGGACTTCTTACAGTTTCCCTTTTTGAAATTTGGGCATAACGGCATCTCCGCCATGCCCACACCCTATCACACGCGAATCTCTTGTACAAGCGGCTTGGTTATGAGACTATCGAATCCGCCATGCCGAAGAAAAATAAACCGGACCTTCCGCCCGATGTCACCGAATACATGGCGAGCCTCGGACGCAAGGGCGGCGCCAGCAAGAGTGAGGCGAAAGTCAAAGCCGCTCGATTGAACTCCGAGAAGATGCTCGAAGCCCGGTGGAAGGGCAAGAAGTACCGCGGCAAAATCGCCAAGCGAAGGGAATCCAAGTGAGTGAACCCGGAGAGACGACAGTAGTAGAGGGACTGAAGGGCGAAGTTCTGGTGATCGCGCTCAAGCGTCCGTGGGAAGTGGGGATGGGCGGGAACATCGAAGACCCGTACCTCAAGCTCGCCATCCTCTCGTGCGCTTTGGAGATGGTTCACATCGAGATTCGATTGATGACCAACGCGCTGATCGCGCAGGCGCAGGCTGACGCGAAGCGAACTGCTGACATCGTGAACATGGCGAGCGGGAGACGCAATGCCTGAGAAGGTGGATGTTTTTGTTCGCGTGTTCGCTATCTCCGATGAGAGTCTGCGCGGAGATTTGAGGTGGGGTCTGACGCAGGCCGTCATCGCGCGCTGGCTGATGCAGAAGGATATTAACCTCACGCTGTTGTGCGCGGGGGCGATCATCCGAATTGCAGGCGCGGAATCCGTCCTTATCAACACGGAAGAAAAGTTCCACATGAACTCGAAGCGTGAAGCGGAGAGGCGCGCACACATGCCGATCTACGTGATCGCAGATGATGACTGCCTTCCTCTGGGCTCAAACTTCATTCACCGCGGAGCCACCATTCTCAATGAGCACGAGGACTATGGGTTGGTTTCGGCCACGTCGATCTGCGACGGAGCCTATCCGGCGGGGAAAGGCGGACAGACGGCGGACATCGAGGAGATGCACTCGGTCGGGGGGATTTGCTTTGTGCGTAAGGGACTACTCTCGGAGTTCAACGATCTGGGAGCGAACCGCGTGGACGAGAGCATCTGCTCCGAAGTCAAACGGCTTGGCTATAAAACAGGGGTACTCACAAGAGTCCGAATGAACCACATCGGTTCTGGATTCAGCTTGACCGGCGGCCCTGGAAACTGGATGGCATGATCTCGATCCTACTTCCTTCTCGCAAGCGCCCCGAGGAATTCAGGCGCATGGTGGATTCCATTGACGCCACGAGTTTCAAATCTTCCGAATACGGCATCGACATCGTGGCGCGATTTGATGAGGATGACGAGGAAAGCGCGCGAGCTGTTGAGGATTTGGGAGTGACCGTAATCATCGGGCCGCGCCACAGAGAAATAACCCGGATGTGGAACGAGTGTTTCGACCGCTGCATCGGAGACATCGTCATGCAGGCGAACGATGACTGCGTATGGATCACCCCGGAATGGAATCGCATGATCGAGGAATCCTTTGCCGCGCACCCCGACAAGATCCTGCTGGTGCATGGCGACGACTCGACCAAACGCGCCCGGCGCGGCAATCCCTTGACTTACTCCCACGATGCGGAGACGGATGAGAACTTCCGCTCAATGATGCAATCGAGC